ATCTAACCGGTTAAATGATACGATACGACTTCAAATGCAATCATTGTCTATGGGTATGGGAAACACTCCGACCTATGGACGATGAATCAGATGAACAATGTCCGAAGTGCGACTCATTCAGAACGAGCAAGGTAATAACACCGGCTGCGTTTATTCTCAAAGGATCAGGATTCCATGACACAGACTATGGCAAACATGGCCCAAAATGAAGGAATAGCATTAAACGTGGAGTTGGTTGGTATTAAGAATTTAAAGACAACACACACATGGCGTTTGGAATTTGACGTATATGAAATTGACTCACCTAAAGTAAAAGACTTAATGGATAAGGTTGACACGCCTTTAGTAATGGCGTTGGTTGATAATGATGGCTGAAGCGACGGTAAATCGACGGGCAAACGGACAGTTTACCAAAGGAAATTCGGCGGGAGTACAGTTTAAGCCGGGCAACAAAGCTAATCCAAACGGTAGGCACGGATCAATGTCAGACCTATTCAAAGAACTTGCTGAAGCAGAAGATGGTAAAGGCAAGACGAGGAAAGAAAAGATTCTTAATAAAGTATTAAGTATGGCAGAGAATGGGTCGCTAAAGGCTGCCGAAATATACATGAACCGAGTGGAAGGCAAGCCCAGGGAGTACGTGGAGCAACGCATTCGGAAAGATGAAATTGTAATTGAGTGAAGTTCAAAATAAAAAAAGACAAGATGCTCAAACATCAACGGCAATTCTGGGATATGCCCAACCGAATTGTCCTATTGATTGGCGGTTACGGTTCGGGAAAGACGTATATCGGAGCATTGAAATCCCTGTACATGAGTTATTTAAACAGTCCTGTGCCGGGGATGTACGTGTCACCTTCACACCAGTTAGCAGTCAAGACGATAATCGTCACGCTCAAGGAGTTGTGTAACCGTGCCGGGATTGATTATACATACAACCAACAACGAAGCGAGTTCATCTTCCATAATTGGGGCGGCAAACTATGGCTTGGATCTGGAGATAAGCCGGATTCCTTACGTGGTCCGAATATTGGATGGGCGGTTATAGATGAACCATTTATACAAAAGCGTGAGGTATTTGAGCAGATGATCGCCCGTGTACGCCATCCAGAAGCCAAGAAGTCTCAGATATATCTTACAGGAACGCCAGAGCAGTTGAACTGGGGATTCACTCTATCTAATGATCCAGATATGGATATTGGCGTTATCCAGGCTTCCACATTAGATAATCCTTATCTCCCAGATGATTATAAACAGAGCCTATTACAGGCCTATTCAAAAGAACAGATTGATGCGTATGTGCATGGTAAGTTTGTTAACCTAACTCAAGGGCGGGTATATAATGAGTTTAACCGTGAACGTCACTTAATTAGTCGTAATGACTTAGATGGATGGGAAGTCGGCTGCGGAATTGATTTCAATGTGGATGCGTTAAGTGGAATCATATTCAGATATAATAAGAATGAAATACACGTTGAGTCTGAAATAAGACTAAAGAATGCCGGCACGTGGGATTTAGCTGAAAGACTAAAAGAACAATATCCCGGTATTAAGACCTTCCCAGATAGCACCGGATCAGCGAGGAAAACTTCATCGGTTCAAACAGACCACGATATTTTAAGAACCGCAGGTTTTAAAGTATTAGCACCAAGAGTCAATCCACGAGTAAAAGACCGAGTGAATGCGGTCAATAAACTATTAAGAGAAGGCAGACTGACGATGGAGAATTGTCCGACTTTACTTATGGATATGGAACAAAACGTATGGCGTAATGGAGACATTGACAAACGTGATCCTGTTCAAACGCATAGTGGGGATGCTCTGGGTTATGCCGTTTCGTATCTAATGCCGTTGAGAGAACGCAAGGTAACATATCAAGGATGGATGGCGTGATTTATTTCTTACTGGGGGTATCATTATCGCTCAATGTGATATGTCTCATTCTGTTTTATTATTACAACAAAGGGCGACAAACTATGCTGAATGACATGAACGATTTAAACGAGACATTATTGAATGGTATGATGACAACCCAGGCTATGAGAATGTACAAACAGGGACAAGCATGATAATTAAAGATTTATCTACCGACACGGTCATGAGGTCGATTAAAAGTGTAATCGGTCACGCTGACGACAAGAATTTAAAAAGACGTATGAAGTCAATAGACTATTACGAGGGGGATTATGCTCAATATATCGAGCCATATTTCCAGAGTGGAATAAAACTGCCGCCCGCATTGCCTAACTTTGTGAAGCGTATGGTATCGGCAAGAAGTTTGGTATATAAAGACCAACCCACACGCCATAACGATAAGTACGCTGAGGAACTACCGAGGGATGTTGATGCGAAGATGCGGCAAATGGAAAAGATGACGTTCCTTACCGGGAATATGGGACTGTTGAGTCACTATTCAGACGAGGGGTTAAACTATGAATTAGTGCCGTATTTCTATCCGCTATTCCTTGAGGGCGAGACAAAAGAATCTTCTGTGTTTTATCCTATTGCGAATCTAAATGATAAGACAAGCAGGATATACGAATATTGGTCAGATGAGCAGCATTTTAGATTCGATGAGAGAGGGAGAATCTTCGATCAGGATGAGAACCCGTTTGGTATCATTCCAATGACCTTTGCCAAGCGTGATGCAGAACTGGTCGATGAGTATTGGCAGAGTGGCGCATTAGACCTTGTATCAGCACAGGAGTCGGTGGCCATGTTATATCTGGAAATGCTGATTGCTGCAAGGATAGACACATTGGGCGTGAAGTACGCAACCGGCATTCAACAAGACGAACCTATTAGGATAGGAACAGATGAGATAATGATGCTCCCGGAAGGCAGCACGTTATCCAAACTTCCCGGTTCTGACTTAGGACAAATCGTTAATGCCATAAAGTTTATCATTCAAGATGCTGCGACGAATAACCACTTGGTCGCAAGATGGTCTGATTCACAAGCCAATTCCGGTGTTCAAGTTAAGATAGAGAACTTAGAGAATTATGAAGCAAGAGCAGCATCGGTTGAGGATATATGGCGACCATTCGAGTATAAAAGATTTAACCTGGACAGGACAATATTGGCGGCTCACGGTGTAAATATATCTGAAGATTATCATGTTGATTTCACAGAACCGGAGACAGTACACGATCCGGCAGAGTGGCGGAATCAGATGGATTGGGAACTTGCAAATGGACTAACTACAAAGCGCAGGATCCTTCAAGAAATGAATCCAGACATGACCGATGATGAAGTGAACGAATTATTAGGTGAGGTTGCTGAAGAACAACCAGAGGTAAAGAACGAACAACCAGAAAGACCTAAAACGATTTTGGATTTACTAAATGCCTAATTATATCGATAAATATTTCGATAATGTGGAAGCCGTTCAAACCGAGATATTGTCACGCTTAAAACGATTAATCCCAAAGCTTCAAAAATTAAACACATCAGAGTTAATTGAAGTGGCAAGGTCTATTGATTTCTTACAGGAAATGAACAAGAATGGTTTGGGGGATGCTCTCGATAATCTTTATAATAGTTTTAATGGAGAGGTTTCTGCCACATTGAAAAAGGCATCTACTCTGGGTGTTAAACAAATAACAACAACGAATATTCAAGCTATTGAAGCAATGCGTTTATTGGAGGTGGATTCTTTACTAAAAGGATATGAACAATACGCTTCTGATCTAAAACGAGAACTTATAAGGGGAATCATAACCGGAGAAGAAGGCTCTTCGTTAGCAGCCAGATTGACAAACGATTTTGGTGCGGAAAAGATGCTAACGGGGCCACAAAAAAGAGTTGTTGTGAACGATGCTTTTTCAAGGCTCTCCAATGCTACAACAAAAGAGGTTTTCGCAGATACACCAGAGCAGAAATTCGAATATATTGGACCAAATGACGATGTAACAAGAATTGAGTGTTCAGATGTTTTAAGTGATTCAAGAAATAGCAAGGGATTTACAACCTCAGAAATTGATGGGCTTCCAGTTGACTTTGCATCAAGAGGTGGGTGGAATTGCCGACACGATTGGGTCCCAGTATGAGAGCATCGGAAATACCAAAAATGGATGTGAGTTTGTGGAAGAAAATCGGCGAGTTCGCAAAGGGGAGAATCATAGCAGATGCCGATAAGGGTATTTTCCAAAATGACAAAAGGGATATATCGTATTCTAATAGTGGAGCAAATGTTGGATGGAGAACAATCGGATCAGGGAGCAACGCAAAAAGGGTCTATATAGATAGTTATATCAACTATAAAAAGAGGGGAATGACTATCCCCGGGTATGGGAAGATTTCTAAATATAAGGGGGTTAGTGTTGATAGGGGGAAGTCTGGTAAGGTAAATGCAAGGCTTACTGGCGAAACATTAAGAAGGATAACAACAAAGGCCACAAAAAATTATGCAGAATTAAACTTTGCGAGAGGAGCAGTTGTAGAAGGGTTGAAGAAAAATAAAAACGCTGATTTAGCAGACATAAGAGCGAAAAACCTTTCATCTGTTTCAGAAAAAATTTCAAAACACTTGGAAACAAGGATTAAGAAATTCGCGGCAAAAGACACCGTGATTAAGATAGGATAACTCAAACGAGAGGTAAAAATGAGTGAACAACAAGTCGTTAGCCAAGACGAAAAACAGGCTCCAGAAACTGTATCTGAAAAACAGACCGTCAATCAAGTTCCTTATGCTCGGTTCTCTGAACTTGTGGACGAAAAAAACGCATTGAAATCGGAATTATCCGATATCAGGAAGTCATTGTCAAATGATAAAGAGTCAAGACGAATAAAAGAATTGGAAGCAAAAGGCGAATATGACCAGGCTCTCAATGATGTTACTAAAAAACTTGTATTGGCTCAAGAAAAAGCAGATGCCTTTGACCAGTATCAGGCAAGCCGCCGTGAGGCGTTATTATCTAAGTTGCCTGAAGATGACCGGGAAATCTATGCTGACATGAGACTCGAAAAACTCGAAGTTCATGTAGATAGGTTTGCGAATAGGCCAACATCTAAAGTTCAGGTTGGGAAACCGGGGCGCGAAAGTACGGGTGGTTATGAGTCACTTAAAGAATTTGCTCTCAAAGACCCGCAAGGCTACAAAAAGATGAAAGCCGAAAAGCAAAAGACCTCAATCTGGGGAGATATATTTGAAGGTTGATGGAAAGAAAGACATAATCGCCGGAGTGGACGTTGATCCATGCGACGATGTAATTGTCAGAACCGATGCTGAAGGGCAGCCAGACGTTTCTATCTACGGTTCACCCGCATCCAGGATGGATATGGTGGACTTAATGGAAGAACGGTATGACCGCCGAAGCAGAGGGCTATCCAACAATCGAATGGGATATTTTTCCGGGATTGATTTTGATGAAAATGGAAAAATTAAAAAGGAGTAATGTCTAATGGCAATTACTAAAAAATCGACCATTCAAGCCGGTGAAGAAATTCTTGCTGATGCAATTATAGCGTTTCAAGAATCTGGCGTGATGGTCCCGTTGGTGAAAACCGCGAATGCCCCTAAAGGTGCAGGAACGGTTTCGTTTCCATACTATACTGATCCTGCTTCCTCTAATGTAGGCAGCGGAACAGATGGTACGGATTACACAACTCTCACAACTCGCACAATTTCAAAGGCGCAGGCAACTATCGCAGAATACATTGTGCGTTCTGACGTAACCGATCTGGCAGTTCAGTCAAGTCCTCAGAATTTGGCTTCTGATGTTGGTTCGATTATCGGACACGAATTGGCTCTTAAAGCAGACGACCTATTGGTTAGCCTGTTTTCTGGATTCTCACAAACAGAATCAGCAGCCGGTACGGCAATGACTCTTGCTCACGTATTTGGTGCAAGTCGCCAATTACACGCAGCGGGTGCGCCTATGCCTTACAATTTGGTGCTTTCACCAAAATCTGTGTGGGGTGCGAAGGGGTTGTTACAACTCTTAATCAATACAAACTCTGGTTCTCAAATGGCAGATAACCCAACCTCTCAAGAAGGTTTGGTTAACGGTTTCGTGGGTAAAGTCGCAGGCTGCGATATTTACTGGAGTGCAGAAATTGATGAAGATGTTGGTTCGGGAGGGGATGCCGCAAATGGTATGTTCTCTAAAGGTGCATTGGGTATGGGATTTGGTTCCGGTGGACCAATCGCCGTTGAGGAGCAACGTGACGCTTCTGCTCGTGCTACCGAATATGTCGGTGTGCTGAATGCAGCCGCAATCGAGATTAAAGATTCCTTCGGAGTCTATATGCTCGTGGATGTCAGTTAGTAACTGATTAATCGTGTGGGGGTGGGCAACTGCCCCCACTTCTTAAAAGGAAAAATATGGCAAATTATAACAGTTCATATACCGGAGCGCAGATTGATTCAGCAGTTGGTCGGGCTAATTCCACCGATGTAACTGCCGGAACTGTGGCGGCATCGAAGGCAGTAGTCGTTGACAGCAATAAAGACGTTAC